ACACTAATAGCTGCTCTTGCGCGGCCAGTTGTATAATAAAGATTTGCACCTTCTGAAACAATAGTGGTTGTTAAACCTGTAATGTTACTGCCATCGCCGCGGAACCAACCTGCTACAACATTACCAGTAGTTTCAATATTTGAATTAGCAGCAAGTTCTAATGGTACGCTGATGACCAGTTTACCTGTGGTATTGCTGTATGAAAGATTTGCTTGAGTGTTATAACTGTTAAGACTTAGTATTGCAGTAGTGTTGCTAACTGCTGGATTTGCAGGATCAACGCTGTTAATTGTAAATGTATTACCTGCTAGATTTGTAACAGTAATAACATTTGTTTGCTCAAGCTGAGTAACATTACCTTCAATGGTAAGTTTGCCTTTGATAACCAGCTCTTCGTCAGCTTTTATAACAGTACGCTTTATTGTTGACATTTAGAAGTCCCTACCAGAATTAAGTCTATTGTAACTATTTATCAAACCATTTACCTAATGTTGATGAGTAAAATTCTGTACATAAAAAATGTTTAGTCAAAAAAAAGCCCCCGCTGTTTCCAACGAGGGCCTTTCTTTTTTCCGTTAAGGTTTAAATCTTACTGGAATGATACGTTTGCAAGTGTGATTGCATCAACGTAGTCTGCTGCGTTACCAAGTGATGAAGCAGTATTTGTTAGTTCCTTATAACCATAACGTGTCATAAAGCTAACTACTGGTTCAAAAGTTGCTGGATCCATTACTGGGCCTGTGCTCATTAATGGAATGTATGGGCAGTAGAATGCTGGAGCATCAGTTTCGCTTGAACCCTTGTAACCAACAAGTACCTTAGTACCGTCAGCTGCATAGTTGTCTACGAACACACGGATTGTACCGTTCAATGTACCTACAAACTTGGTGTTTGTTGGTGCTTCGAATGTACCTTCTGTTGTACGAGCGAAAGTTGATGTTGTTGCGCTTTGTAGAATTGTTAGTGCTTCTGGGCTTACTACGATGTAGTTACCTGCACCACGACGTGTGCGAGCAGCAATTCTGTTTGCAGCGCGGTTGATTTCAATAGCTAGAACAGCATGACGGTCACCAATGTATGTTGGTGTGCCTGTTAGGGAACCACCAAAATCCAATGTTGTACCTGCGCCAGCTAGTGAGCGTAGTGAACCGATAATTTCTTGGTCGATTTCAACTACGATTTCCTGTGCTAGAGCCTGCATGATTTCAGCTTCTACGTCAACGCCGTGCATTGCTTCTGCGTCTTGGGCAGCTTCAAATGTCCAACGTGCGCTTAGGCGTCTTGTCTTAGCTTCTACAGTTTCCTTGAGGATCTGAATGCTCATCTTACGACCAGCTACACCTTCAGCTGCTGCTGTAGCTGTTGGGCTACCTGCATAAGTTGAAGCTAGTAGGAATGGGCTTAGAGCTTCATCACCTGCTGTTGCGCCACCACCTGTCTCTGCGTAACGAACGCGGAGAGTGTGGATCTGGCCTACTGGGCCAGTCATTGGCTGTACACCAACTAGTTCGTTAGCAATAACGCTTGGCATTACGCGACGGATTAGTGGTAGCATTACCTTGTTTAATGTTGCGACTGAACCTGCACCTGTTGCACCTGCTGTAGCGGCCTCTGACAAATAACGCTTTGTATTTTCGAGGACTACATCCAATGAGTTCTTTCTGTTGCCAGATAGACCTTCTAGTAGGGCTTCTTTGGTTGCAGACCAGTTGCTTTCAAATAAATTTGCCATCTCTTAACTCCTATTATTTTGAAAGTCCGGCTAATTTGCGGATTTGGTCTAATTCAACTACGTCCGCGTTGTCATCGGCTTCTGCTTTAACAGTTGCCTGCTTATTACCAGTGTGCTCACGCACAACTGATTCTGACAAAGTCTTCTTCACTCTTGCTGTTTCGCCATCGAGTACACTTGGAAGATACTTGTTAAAGGTTTCTTCTAGCTTTTCTGTTTTGACTGACTCAAGTAAATCTGACATGATTTCTTTCTTCTCTTTGCCGAGAGGACGTAATAGTTCGTCTAGCTTTTGCTTACGAGCCATACGGTCTTCTGCGATTCGAAGTTTGCTTTCTGTTAGCTTCACTGTATCTTCTTTAGATGCAATAACTGCTTGACTTTCTGCTAACTTCTTCTCTAGGTCGGCGATTGTCTTCTGTACTTTCTTGATTTCTTTTGCTTCGTTTAAGTGGCTTGTACCAAATTCACTTGCAAATGCTTCAAAAATTCTACGTCCGAAGTCGTTCTCACGAGCCGCAGTGATGTCATTGCGGAATGACTTAACTTCTTCACTGATAACACGATTGATTGTTGATTCAATCTTGCCAGCAGCTTTGCTGATAAAGTCTTTCTTTGCTTCAGCAAGCTGACGCTTGCCTTCGCGTACCATTTTGACCTTTTGCTCTACTAGTGCTTTCTTGTCTTCGTGGAATTCTTTTAGTTCTTCTGCTAGCTGTTCTGCAACAAAGTTATCTAACTTTGATACATGTTCAGCTACACGAGTACGGTCTGCACGCAATTCCTTAACTTCCTTTGCAACCATTTCAGTTACAAATTTGTCAAGTAGTTTAGCATGTTCACTTACGGCTTTGCGATACTTAACTCTTTCTTCTGCGAGGGCCTTTTTATCCTCAGCTAGCTCAGCTACTTCAGCTTCTACCTTCTTATTAATGAAGCTTTCTACAGCTTCTACGATTAGACCTTTGTCATGCTCGTAACGCTGTGCGAACTCTTCACGAAGCTCTGCTGTTAATTCTTCTCTAGCTTCAGCAAGGCGTGACTCCCAGGCTTCTTGAACAGCCACACGGGCTTCATTGCTGAGTCCGGCGCCTTCAAGTAGATCGTTAAATGTCACTGCCATAGTAGTCTCCTACTTTATAGTTTAAGTTCTCTAATGAGTTTAGTGATTTCACTCGTTAGATGTTTTTCTGCACTTTTATCGTAACTCACGGCGGCTGCTATTCTATGAACAGCGGCACCGCCGCGCATATTAAACAAACTCTCATAGATTGTTTTTGGATATGCGTCTGGCGCACTGGGCTGGGCCACAATGTCCACAGTAACTATATCAAAGTCGGATACGCGACCCGAATCATTAACATTTCCGCTACCACGGCTACTAACGCCCAGTTTTGCTCCGGCTTTTAATAAAGCCCTTGCAATATTACCCATAGGTGTATCTATGATCTTAAGTTTACCAATACCGTCTGCGCCATCACAATACATATCTGTAATCATATGGCTCACACGATCGAGATTGATTTGAAGTTCTTCAGGATGATCTAGTTCACCTAAAACTGTTTCACCCTTCTTTAATCTTTCTCTAATTGCATTACAGGCACGCTCGATCTCGTTACCGGGGTATACGCGACCGTTTTGATTCTTTATGTCGCCCTGGATAAAAAGACCCTGCATGAATAATTCCTTGCCGTCTTCACTTTCCATGAGCTTAAATTTACCCATTTCTGGGTTCATAAATTCATAAAGTTTGCGTGTCATTATAATTTCCTCGCCTACAATTAAGCCTTAGGTACGCTTACCTTAGCTGGTTTAATTCCCATGTTATTTGTAGGTGTGTGATCTTTAGCGTTGTTGGCACCTTTGTTGCCTTCGCCGCCGTCTTTGATCTTAGGAACTGACTGACCGCTTAGATTGAAGTGCTTCTTTGGTGCTGTGAAAGACTTTGCGCCTTCGTCAGCTGGAGCCTTAGGAGCAGCAACTTTGTCTTGTAGCTTTGTAGCTTCTTCAACAACTTCGCTGTCTTCTTCAATTTCTTCGTCTAGATCGTACTCAACTGAGTCCATCATTTTGTCTTCAGCGTCTTCTGCGTCGTCCATGCCCATGCCCATATCGGCATCTTCAGCATCTTCGTCGCCAGCCATTAGCTTTTCAAAGTCAGCGCGGAGTTCTTCTAGTTCTGCTTCTAGATCGTCAACCTTATCTTCTAGGTCGCCTTCACCTTCTTCAGCACCTTCTTCTTCGCCTTCTTCTTCATCGCCTTCTTCCGAAAGACCTGTTTCGTCGGCAGTAATTTCGTTTTGATCAGCTAGGATATCATCTTCAAAGTCGTTGCTTTGATCGATTGTTTCTTCTACTGATTCATCTGTTTCTTCAGCTGATTCTTCAACTTCATCTTCTGCTTCGAGTACACGCTCATATTCTGAACGGGCCTTAGAAACTACATATTCATGTAGCATTTCTTCAGCTTTTTCGTTCTCTTCGGCAAGAAGGAGTTCGAGAATCTGCTCTAATTTAGCTCTTGATTCTGACATTGTGGCCTCCTAAAATTAGAAAATACAAGATAGGGTACACTACAGGCACCCTTCTACAATAGTACTTATAGTTTCATGGAGTTTTTACCATTAAAATGGTATGTTTTTGAAGAATTTTGAAGAATTTGGCGTATTAAATTTATTTAGTAGCCAATATTCATTTATAAACTATGCAGTTTAGACTTGACTTTGCACCGGTTGTGCATACATCAAGCGAACAAATTTATCATGTTCAATTTGCTCTGCTTTTTTAATTTCGCGCACCTTGCGTAGCTTGTTTAATTGTTCTAAGGTGAGTTTAGGCTTACGAGTGTCGCCTATTTCTCGTTTCTGCCATGAATCATTTTCTGGATTATAAAATTCGTTTAGTCTCATATTATATTCCTGCCCCTGGTGCTGTTGGTGCTGCTGCGGGTGCTTCTGTGCCTGCTGTAGCTGCTGCTTCGGCGCCTTGCTGATCTGGTGTAGGTTCAATTCCTTCTAAATCTTCTGTGCCTAGATCTGTATTTACCGAAGTTTCAGATGCTGCTCGAATACCAATATTTTTAAGTGTTGTTAGATTCTCATCATCATTAAACTTTTCAGCACCGTTCTCTTGACGCCATAGCATTTCATTTTCTTTAATTTCAGTATCAGTCAAACCAAGATATTTCTTTAGCTTAAACTGATTAGCTAGGTGTGGTGTATTTTGTAGAGTTGTATATAGATTTGCTCGTTCTGCATCCAACTGCAACTCACGATAGCTGCTGAAGTTCATTGGTTTATTAAATGCGATCTTAAAGTCACTGTTGTCAATTTCAATTCCGCGCTTCTTTAAGAACATTTTAAATTCGTTGTCTAAATCTTCTTCAATTTGCTTCTGCAGGCGCTCTACATATTTTGCAAAGCGGAATTCTTGAATATATGCAACGCCTACCTTACCATCATTATACTGTGCAGAACCGTCTTCTGGTCCTGTGGGCAAATAACTTGAAGGAATGCGTAAACCGCGTAGTAACTTGTTGTTAAAGTATCGTAAGTCGTCAATTTGACCTAGATTCTCGCCGCCGGGTAGTGTGTCAACTTTTGAACCTCTACCATCAGCAGTTTGTGCAAAGAAATAGTCTTCTAACATGCTCATAGGATTGTATGCAGCATCAACTACGCTTTCACCATTTTTATTTTTATTAGGCACACGCTTTTGCTGTACTTCGTACTTAACTTGTTCTAGATATTGACGAGCTTTGTGCGGAGGCATGTTACCTACGTCGATAAAGAACACACGGCGTTCTGGCGCACGGTGAACACGATAGATAATAATACTATCTTCTAGCAGTTCTTTTTGCTTGAATACTTTAAAGATTGGCTCTAGGATACTTACGCCAAAGGGCCAAGCATTATCCATGCCTTCAGTTAAACTAATGTGTACTACATGCTTTGCATCAATTGGCAAGCCTTGATCAACGCCATTCATTGCGCCAGTTAGATAGTTACTGGTACTTGTGGCTACGCTGCTCATTACGCCTGTTAGCCCTTGACCACTACCATATGGACGAGCATGTAATGCCGCAGTTGTGGTTGCTGCCATTTCAGCAAAGTTAGGATCTAAATTCTTAACATAGTATGCTTCAATCTTTTTACCTTCGCTTTCATTGACAATTACTTTTTCAATGTTAGCAGGATCTACCCAATACAATTCATATGTTTCTGGGTCACGAATAAAGAACTGGTCGCCATACTTAATAGTACTGCGGAAAATACGAAAGGCACGTCTTTTTAATTGATTAAGATTACACCACTGCTGTAGTGTTTTAACTAGAATTTTATTTTCAGTGTCAGTTGGTTCGCCTTCATATTCAATAGTAAATGGCAAACCGCTGTATTCATTTTCCTGTGTACCAAATTCTGCAATGGTGTCTAAGGCTGCATTAATTTCTAAATCCTGATCCATTTGATCATATTGGATATAACGCATTAAGCGATTAGGGGAACCAGCATAAACTTCTGGTAGCCAACTTGCATATCTGCTAGCTACTGCGGCTCCACCTCCAGTTGAAAAATCAGGTCGCTGAATATTCAGTGGTAGACCGCTGTTGTTAACTGGGGTAAAATGTTTGCGCCAACTCATTAAGTAGCCTCTTTCTTTTTAGTTATAGTACTATTTATCGTTGAAAGAAAGATTTTATCTATTATTTAGAAATCGTTTATACTAGTTATGTTCTAAGTTTTTCAGAAAGTTCTTTAAGAGTTGAATTCTGTCTATCAATGCCCGAATTAATAGTATTCAAAATCCTAACCATTTGTTGCTGTAGTGTCTCAGGCTGAGTGCCGCCTTCTCTGTTTGGATTTAGGCTTGCTTGGCTTACAGGTGTACCACCATTTAAAGCTCTAACAATAGATTGATAGAAGCTGGATAAATCTGCACCCGCAGCAGGTGTTGGTGGTACAATAATTTCACCCTGAGCAGCACCATTATAAATCATAATAGCACGAGCATTTTCAGCAATTGTTTTACCATCTAGCGTTGCTACTCGTTCCATTGATTTGATAGTAGCATCATTGGCTCGTGTCATTGCATAAATTGATTCATTTACTGCTGCCATTTTGTTTACATCAATGTCAGCAAATTTGTTTAATGATTCAGTTAACTTTACAATTGCGGCTGCGCCAGCATACATTGCCTGAGTGTTTAATGTACCAAACTGATTAAACATGTTAATTTGTGCTTGAATAGCATTGACTCGGCCGCCGCCGGCAGCACTTAACACTAATTGCCCTAGTGTACCGCCCGATGCTTCACCAAATCTTGACAATGCACCAGATAAGGCATTAATAGCATTTGCAGCATTGGTTATATTCCCAGGATTGATACCTGCTAAATCTCTTACTGCGTCTGATTGAGCTTTGATCATTTTGGCTTTATCATCTGCGCCGCGGAGTGCGCCTACAACCTGTGAAATACCGTTAGCAACACTTGTAATAACTCCCTGTATCTGTGTGCCCATTGCAGTAACTAATCCACTAGCACCGTCAAAAACAGATTTAGCGCCGTCGCCGATTGCTCTAATAATTTCAGGAATTCGTTCTAGTGCTTTAACAAAAGTATCCATAACACCTAACGCATAATCTTTGATTGCATTTATTAATGTCTGCACTATTGGTGCAAATTCTCTAACAAACGGTGCTGCCCACTGTAGGGCTTTACCTACGCCCATAATGCCCAATGAAAACGCAGCTAATCCAAGAATAGTCATTGGATTAGAAAATATCTTACTGGCAGCAAATAATGCAACACTCATACCTGCAAGTGCAGCGCCGGCAGCAAGTAATTGGTCTCCAGTGACTCCTTCAAAACTTTTAATACCTTCAGCAACTGCTGGTAATGCTTTAGCTAATAAAAACATAACAGCTACACCTGCTGCGCCTTTGGCTAACATAGATACTGCGCTGCCTACACCTTTAAGCGCATCTAAACCAATAGATTTCATTGTTGTAGGTGGTGCTTTTGCAAATCTACCTCTTGCATCGCGTGCTTGGCCGCCTGTGCCGGATCGACCAGAAACTGTATCTCGCAATCGATCTGTGAGTCCGCCAATTAAAGCGCCGCCCGCGGCTTTGGCTGCTGCAATTCCCATCAGCACACCTATACCTGCTACTAGCGCACCAATTACTTCTGGATTTTCCCAAAGATATTTTATACCTTCAACAAATGCATCTTTGATCAGTGTTATAGCGCCTATAGCAGCTTTAGCAACTAAATTACCAATTAAACCACCCCAATCTATATCTTTTGTTTCTGGATCTGTATATTTTTTAAATAACGCCTTTACATCTCTAATAATACCTGCAATGGTATCACCAGCTGATCGAATAGATGGGCCTATGCTAGCCACTGCATCCTTAATGCTGCCGCCGCGGCCGGTCCCCCCCACTAACGCATCAACTATGGTTGTAATAGCTACTACAATATCAGGCGCAACTGCTACTAGGCCTTCCATTATGCCTGTTAACAGCGGTGCTAGTTTATTAAAGAGATTTAATTTTAAATTATCAAATGTAGCTGTTAATGCAGCAACAGTATCTCGCATTCGATCTAGAGCTTGCTTTCCAGGATCAGCTTTGAGATTGTTTTGCATTCTATTAGCACTGGTTTGAAAATTAATAGTAGACTGAGCAAATGCTGCAATCAGAGGATCCTGGCTGCTAATCAGTTGTGAAGTTAATACTTGAAGAGCTGAGCGAGATCTTGAGGCTTGAAGCATTAAATCCGCGGTGTCTTTAGCAAATTGTTCACCGCCTTCAAGACCCAAGGGTATATTTCTGCTACTTGCCTGAAGTAAATCCATAAATGGTATGCCAGCAGCCTGCATAGCCGATGCAAATCTTGAAATTGCTTGACCTTGTTCTGTTGCTGCTGCGGCAGGATCAGAGATGAATGTCATCATTGCATCAGACACAGGATCAAATGCATCACCTGCTAGACCTTTCATTGTTGTTGAAAAGCCACGCATTGCCTCTGTAAATTGCGGTCCGTATTTTAACTGCGCTAAAAGAACAAAATTGTTATTTTTAACTTGTTCAGCTGAAGATTTTCTCAAATGCTCAACGCTTATACCCAGTGCAGCAGCATATTTGTTCTGCATAGCAATTTGTCTAGCAGCAGAAAGTCCCAGTGTACGTGAATCAATTGAGCTCACATCCATGAGCTCTGATCTTAGTTGGACTTCATCAGCCATCGCGCGAGTAGCATCTGCAAGTGTTAAACCAAAATCTCTACCGTTGTTAGTTGCAGCTAAGAATGAGCGTGTCATCTGAGGCAGTCTAGCTTTAGTAACTACCTGTGTCATTCTAGAAAATTCTGCCATTAGGCCTGTGGCTTGTTCTGTAGTTAATCCTATACCGTTTAGCGAACTAATTGCCCCGCTTAGACTGCCGCCAAACTGATCATTAAAACCTGCACCGGCCTGGACTACAGCATCCATTTGTCTGCCTACATTTTCAGCAAAGCCAGTAGCAGCTTTGGTTAACCCAACTAAGAAACCAGCAGCCCCAATTGCTGCGGCGCCTACTCCGCCAAGTGCCTGGGCAGCAAATCCAAACACCTGTTGTGTATCGGCTTCGATACGGTCAGCGAACTTTGTACGGAATCCTTTTAGTCCGCCACCAATTTCTTTACCTAAATCTTTAATAGCCTTCTTTTGTTCTTCTGTGGCTTTTTGATCTTGTTTAGCACCATCTGCTGCATGGGTTACTAAATTTTCCATTGCAGCTTTGGCTTTATCATTGTTCTTTGCTAACTGTCTAGTAATAGCCAGCATCTGCTTCTGCGTGGCTTCAGTCGCAAAATCAGGCAAACTTGATATTTTAGCGGTACTGCCGTCGGGTAAACCTATTTCCATTCCAAAACCTATTAAGCACAGTTTTTATGGTGATAAATATCTAGCAGATTAGATAACACCATCAAATTATATTTATCTGTTTTATAAACAGGAGTTTTATATGGCAAAGACACAGAACCCATTATCGGGATTTTTTAGAACACCCAAAATGTATACTAAACTACCCAGCCAGGGAAGATTTTATACAGATGATGTAGTCGATATGCCCGAAAGCGGCGAACTAGCGATCTTCCCAATGACTGCTAAGGATGAGGTTGTTCTAAAAAATCCCGATGCACTACTCAACGGTGAAGCAGTGGCACATGTTATTATGAGCTGTGTACCTGCTATAAAAAATCCTCGCAAAATGATATCGAATGATATTGAAGCATTACTAGTTGCGATTCAAGGCGCTAGTCGAGGTGACAATGTTGAAGTTTCAGGAAAATGCCCAGAATGTGGTGAAATCTGCACATCCACTGCCAGCGTTGAAACTGCACTAGAAACTATGAGCATATTAGAAGAAACTTATAGTTTTCACACAGACAGCGGCTTAGAAATTATTCTACGCCCATTCACATACGAAAGTACAATTAAAGCAGGTATTGCTAATTTCCAAAGTACCCGTAGCCTACAAAGCATTTCAGCAATTGAAGATGAAATGGAACAGCTAAAGGCGTTTAATGCAAGTTTTGTTCGTATTGCTCAGATGAATTTTGATCTAGTCGTAGACAGCGTTGCCAGTGTCTCTGGTAAAATCAACGGTGAAGAATTTACTGTGTACGATCGTAGTCAAATTAAAGAGTTCTTAGAAAACTGTGAAACTAGCATCGGCCGTAATATTGAAAAGCAAATTGAAAATATCAATAAGATTGGCGTTAATAAGAGAATCCAATTGGAATGCGACAAGCATGGTCCATTCGAACAGGATATTGGATTTGATCCTGTAAATTTTTTCACAGCTTCTTAGCACGAGCTACCCCCGAAGAAATCGTTACATTTCTCGGTAGGCTAAGAAGCGAGGCAACCGCAATTCATCTACAGCTCACTGAACTGGTTGTTTACAGTGAAGGTGCCTTTAGCTGGAGTGAAGTGTGGTTCCTTAGCGGCTATGATAGAGAAACTGCTATTAAAGTTATCAATGACTTCAATCGCATTAAAGCCGGCAAACCCAAAAACGAATTCCTATAAATTCATTTATACTGTTAAGACCTAAAGGTCTTATCTTACTGCGTTCTTTCGTTTCGTTTCACTTCACTCATTCACTTGTAAGATATTTTTTTACTTGATTTAATTATTAAGAAGTTATCACGAAAGTGGAGCCATAGTTCACCCCTTACGGAGTGAACAAAAAGAAAAGCGTCATCACGATGAGCTTCACCATCTCTAACTCGGGTGCTATTAGGAGGCAGCGAGCCTTTTCCCCCCATACACTTCCGTCACTGTTATCCCGCGGAAATTAATATAACCTGGTAGAGTTCAGTTATACCAATTTGTGAGTTGCTTTTTCTCAGAGCTCACATACTTTCAATGCCATAACGCAGATTGCATCTTTGCGACTGTATCTCCAGATCTGACGCCTTAGTGAACCACTAAGGAATCTCAAGGAGCCCACTACCGTTGTGGGTGCCGTACAGTTCCTATATTGTGCCTTAAAATGATTTAATTAAAATGCCGGAAAAGGATTTAAAAATGCCATGTGTGCCGTGTATTTGTAGTTATAAAGCCTTGAGCGATTCTCTTAAAATTTGTGAGCTGCCTACTCTAACATTAATGATACCGTTATAATATTCATCAGTTTCAAGTACCCGTCTCTCAAATTGTTCACGAGCTTCTAAATAACTGGCTACACCCCTACTAGGACAAAAATAAAGTATTTCCCTAGTAAAGTTATCAGAGCCCAATTTTACAACATCATCTTTTAAATGATCGTTGCTGCCCCAATATTCTCTCCAGTCACTTTCAACCGTGCTTCTACGCTTGTTTTTTCTACCCTTAAGAGGCGGCTTTGTTTTTTTAAATTTTGCTAACTTTTTACCAACATATTTTCTATTATTAGTTAAGTTAGTAATTAGATATACAAACGCCTCTGTACCTTCGGGCAAGTCTAATACTGATTGACCTTTATGTGTCCATTCCATACTCATATTTAAATATAGGAATGAACAGCAATATTTGATCTTGGCTATTCTACATATTCAGTATCAGTGTTGTAGCTGGTAAAGCCACCTTCTTTAATAACAGTTAGTACATTATTAACTCGTCCGACTAATTCTTCCTTATGACTAATAAGGAAGATATTTTTATGCTGTTCGCGATTCATTTTCTTAAGGATAGCAAGACTATTTTCAACACCAATGCTATCCATACCACTATCGATGAGCTCATCAACGCACATCAAATTCATTGGATGATTTAAACTCTCATATACATCACGGAAAGCCCAACTTAGACTTAGGATAAGTCTGTTGCGCTCGCCCCTGCTTAGGTTATCAAAGTCTAGATCGCGACCATATTCAGTAATTTCCACAGACAAGTCGCTGTTAAACTTAACATCATGTGGCAGGCCAATCTTTTCAATGTAATAAGCAAGCCTATGGTTTAGATAGCTGATATTTTGATCAATGATTTTCTTACGAATAAAGCTATCCTTACTGGTTAACAATTTATGTAGGAATTCTTGATGGTCCTTGAGATATGTAAGTTCGTTAATTAAATCAAAACTAACGTCCTGCAAGCCTGTATTGCGAAGACTTTCAATTTGCTCAACATAAGGATTGATTTCTTCTAACTTTTCAGCATACTGTGTTGCTAATGTTTCTAGATTATGTTTATGTTCTAGAGCTGCTTCTAGCGTGTCATAGAATGTGTCTTTTTCGTCACCTATGGTGCCAAAACTATCCAATGCCTCAGATATTTCTGCTAATCTAGCAGTTACTTCGTCGTTGTATTTTTGTTCCTCGGCAATTTTTCCTACAAGCTCACGAGTATATTCTTCGTGCGTATCTAAATGTGCCGTACCTTGTCCACATGCAGGACATTGTCCGTCATGTGCCTTTTGTAAATTGTTTTTTAATTCTGCTAACTTTTTATTACTACGGTTAAAGCTAGTGTCTGTGCGATCCTTTTCATTGTCTAGCACAGTTTTAGCATCGGACTTTTCTTTAATTTCTTGATTTAGCTTATGATTATCAATTTCAACACTAATGTCAATTTCATTAAGTGTTTCAATTGTGGTAAGCATGTCAGCAAGTTTGTCTGCCTTAGTCTTATCCCAAGCCCTGCCCCGACTTTCAATTTCTGTAATATTCTTTTCAACACGCTCATTGCTTAGTTTAACAGTACTGATGCGTATCTCTTCTTCTTTAATTGAATCTTTGGTCTGCTTCAATAATTCCTTAAGAATATCTGCCTTTTTGCTTAGATCAGTAATGCCAAGCAGTAACTCAATCATTGCTCGCTGATCATTGCTTTTCATTGCTAAGAACGGCTCTGTGTAAGTGTTCAGTGCAATAATATGCTTGAACATTTCATGTGGAAAGCCAATAATCTTTTCAATTTCTTTTTGTGTTTCTCTGCTGTCACCTTGTGCATCATCATCTTCGTTTGATGTATCGCCAGTGTCATTACCATCAACAATAAGGCGTAGAATATTAGGCTTACGGCCTCGTTCAATACGGTAAGTTTTGTTGTTGATTTCAAAATCAACAGTAACAATCATACCCTTACCATTGGTTTTGTTAATTAAGTTGTCTTTCTTAATATTTGTTAATGCTTCGCCGTACAGCGCATAACTGAGTGCATTGATGATAGTGGTTTTACCAGTACCGTTTCTGCTACCGTCGCCGCCCATATCCAAGTTGTGACCTAATACTAATGTTAGGTTACAGTTATCAAAATTAACAGCCTGTGTCTGTGCGCCGATACTCATAAAGTTTCGTGCGCTGACGTTTTTGATTTTTAACATTAAGTTTCTAATCCGTTGTAAATTTTAATCAACAATTCTTTTTCAACCGTGTTAGATTCAATAGTATCCAACTGGCTAATAACAATTTGATCTACGCTTTCAAATTTAATTTCGCCACCTTCGAATTCCTGCTCTTCTTCTTTAACAGGAATTAGTTGTAGCTCTCTAACACTATATTGTTCGGCAAACTTTTCTCGAATGAAGTTAGCTTCTTCGTAACTGATGCTGATGTTTAACTTTACACGAGCATAGGTGTAACTGTCAAGTAGTTTTTCGTGGTTATCAAGTAAATCAGAAAGAGAAATTACCTTAAACTTTGGACAATCAGGCCAATTAACATATACTGGTTCTTCGCCCCAAGTTAAGAACATAGCACCGCGGTCGTTGTCGTCAACGTCTGCATAGTTGTGCGGGAACGCATTGCCAATATAGTGAATGTTGTTTTTGTATTGACGCTTATGAAAGTGTCCACTAAACACATACTCAGGCCCACTTAGATGCTCTGCTTTAAGCCCACCATGGTCGGGCATTTCTACCATTGCGTTCATTTTGAAGTAGGGTAGTTCTAAGTGACCAAACAAGTACTTGACTTTCATCTTTTGTACTTGCTTCCACTCGTCAGCCACTAGCCACGGTAAAATAGCAACGTCATCTTGCACAAACTTTTCATCTACCATTACAAAATTAGGTAGATCGCGAGCATACTCTACGCTGTTAAGTTCACGCTTGTCCTTGTAGTACAAGTCGTGATTACCAGTAATAAAGTAGACCTTTTCAAAATTGTCATTTAGCTTCTTAAGGTCTTTGATACTAGCGTTCATCGTAGCAACATTTACGCTAGCACGATGGTGGCTCCAGTCGCCTAAGAAGATACAGGTTTCAGCACCGCGGGCTTTTGCCTCTGCAATAAACCAATCAACAAAGCGATGACAATCGTCTAGGTGAATGCGGCTGTTCTGCTTCAACC